GCTTGATCTCGTACTGCCGAATCCGCTCCGAGCTGGCCGCCATGCTCTCCACCATGTCGCGGTTGGTGTTGGAGAACCGCACGTTGTTTTTGAAAAAGTCGCAGTGGGCCAAGACGTGGGCGACGATCAGCTTGTTCTGGATCAGCGTGTTGCCATCCAACAGAAAGGCGTAGCACGGGTTGGAGTTGATCACCAACTCGTAGATTTTGCTCAAATTGAGGTCGTACTGCAGCTTCATCCGGTAAAAGGATTTATCAAATTACCAATCAAATGAAGTAATGCCCCTCTCAAACGAGAAGGGCTTCTTTTTTTCCCATCAACTTCTCCAGTTTCGCACACAACTCATGCTGTCCTTTGGTTTATCCCCGTCAATAAGTGATGGAAAAACCCGATCTATTCACAAGCAACTCCGTCATTATCTCGATCCAATTTAGGTCTGTATCCAGGCTCCCCACGATAAATTGGAGCCGCTCCAGCCGCTCGTGCTTCACTGCAGTTATTAAAGAAAACATATTCCTGATGAACCTCTTGCTGGATCTGTTCAGGAGTTTTTGTATGAGCAGGTGCTGGCTGGGTTTTTGTAGGCTGAGTTGATTTTGCTCCAGTAGTTTTTTGATCTGGCCCTGGTCCGTTTTTCTTTACCAGTTCTGAATGGAAGCCATCTTCCTGGGCATAGTTTTCGATCGACCAGATGCCGACGCCAGATTTTTGAGCTTTCTCCTGGATCTCGCGGTACTTATCCACGTTCTTCACGTCTGGCGGGTACACAGCTAACCGGGCCAATCCCTTCTCTAACAGCTTTTCCTGCACCGACTGGCCGTCGACGTAGACGTAAGCCAACAGCCGTCCATACTTGTCCTGCTCGGAAACGTCTTTCTCCAGTTCGACAGTCTTCCCAGTCAGCAGGTCTTTCGTAAACTTGCTCGCCTCGGGACCGAATGGCTGCACCGGTTTTTGTGGATGCTTGGTCTCCGGCGTGTCAATTAGCAACATCCGGACCGTTTCTTCTTTGCCGTTGATGGTAACTTTGAAGGTGTCTCCGTCGACTACGTCGGTAACTTTTGCCTGGATCCGCGCGGGCACAGCCTCCGACTGCTGAGTGGAGACTGCGGTAGTTGGTGCAGATGTAGTCGCCTCTACTGCGCTAGGGGCAGGCTGAACAGCGTTAGTACTGGCGGTCGAAACCGTATCCGTCTTCACAGGTTCCGACTTCGAAGTACTAGTTTGGCTTACAGTTGTCGTGTTGTTCGGTACCATTACTGTCGGTTCATCGGATCCGAGCCAGCCAAAGAAAGCCAGAGCGAAAAACGCCGCACCTCCAGCTGCCCATTTTCCAGCTTTGCTAGTCAATCCTTTTCGATAGGCCTGGTACGCAAGCAAACCAGTTAACACAATGAGCAATATACCCACCCAATACGAAACGATGAAATAAATAACCAGTCCAATAAGAGCGAGTGCAACAAGATACTGCACGTCCGTTTCCTCCCTTCCTTTCCCAGCATAGAGGACTAGGACTTTTGTCATCAAGAGATACATATCGACACAGATCGACAACAAATGGAAAAACCCTTCTTTAAATTGAGAAGGGCTTCATTCACTTATCTAACGAGTCGTTCCAACTTTGCACACAACTCATGCTGCCATTCAGTGATAAATTCTTGAGCTTGGCGATCTCCCAAGCCCGCTGCAAAATTACTCTCCAATAATTTCATAATGCGACATCTCCGTCATCTCTTATCACCCGCCCCATACACGACTTCATAAAGGTGCTGGAACAGATCGTAAAGAACATATAGCTATCAGGTTGAATCACTTGAATTGTTGATATATGGTAATATAGTACTATATTTTACAGGAGGATTTATCCATGGGAGAGAGTGTTAAGAAGCCGCTTTGGAAAAAATGGTGGTTCTGGGTATTGATTATCTTCGTTATTGGAGCGCTAAGTAACTTAACAGGAAAAAATGAAGAAAATATTGCCACCGCTCCGGTTCAGAATACTTCTGAAAATAGTAATACGACTACTAAAGAGCCTACAGAGGAAGAATGGCAAGCAAGTTACCGACAAATTGCTTTATCAGAAGCAAGAACCGTTCTCGAATTGACACAAAAGAAAACTATTTCTGATGAACGTATTGAATCAGCTGTGAAAGTTATACGTAGCCAGGCCGAGAAAATAAAGGGTGAAGATCAGCAAAAGTTTATAGATTTAGCTAGTTTTGTGGAATCAAAGGACTTAGAGAAAACAAAAGAACTGTATCTATCTCTCGGTGGCACTCCAATAGAAACTACACAAGAAACACAAGATGCTGCTCAACCGGCACAGGCGGAAAAATGATCAGCAAATCACAAACCGGCCTGAAATGATGAACTGCCCTCCACCTCTTTTCGGTGGAGGGCTACTGTTTTTCTTCCGCAGAATCTACCTTTTCAATCAGCCTTTCAAGCCGGATCTCACACTCAGCCCTCAACGACTCGACGGAGTAAATCGCTTCCTGGACTTGGCCGCGCACTCTTGCCGTCACGCAGTACCCGACAGCCAGCTGCTCCGTATTCACCACCTTACGGCCCATCCTGTGGAGTTCACGGCGGTACCGGTGATGTTCCCGCTCAGCCTTGAACGAGAGTTTTTCCAGCAGTGGCTTGTAGCGAAGTTTGGTAGATGCTTCTGCCAAAAGGTCGGCATCGACCATCAGAGCCTTGAAAAGCAGTCCATAGATGACATATTCGTGAAGAATATCACGCCACGATCCATCATGCATGTTCCCACTTCCGAAGTGAACATTAGTTTGTATTATATGCGAGCAAATGGCGAACATGCAAACAAAAAAGTTCCCTCCACTAACTCTGGCAGTGGGTTGCTGTTTTGTGGGAGGAAAGCCAATATTTTATAAAAATATTGTTGAACTTTGTTAAACAATTTGGTATAATTAAGTCAGAAAGGAGGTGAGAACTTGGGATGGTTAAAGGATTGGCTTCCGCTCATCATCTTCCTGTACACGATCTATAAAGATTGGGTACACCCGAAGCTGAAAAAGCGGAAGAAAAAACACAAGCGGCGCCCCCGCCAAGGTAAACGCCGCAAGTAACACCGGGGAGGGAAACCTCCCCCCACCATCCTAAGTATAGCATGAAGACAAGAAAAATAGACATCAGAAATCTGCTCTGCACCCGTGGAGTTTTAGGATTCGCTCTTCTAGCCACATACTCGCCCACTGATCAGTGGTGGCAGAAGGCTATCTTGATTTTCGTTGTGGCATACTTGTGGATAACAGCAGCAATGGGAAGAAGGGCTTAAAACATGCAGGTCAACTTGGATGACATCATGGGGTTGTCAGAGGTCTGTGAGATGACCGGAAAGTCCAAGAACTACATTAAGGAGTATCTGAAGCGTGGACAGTTCCCGCAGCCCGTCAAGGAGCTTGCTTGCGGCCCGTTGTGGCTGCGGGAGCAAGTTCAAACATGGATGGAAACTCCCCGGCCGCGCGGTAGAAGGAAGAAAGACGATAGGGAATAACAAAGCCCTCCAGCATATTTGTTGTGGGGCAATAGGATAGAAAATGATAGAAAAAACGAATGTCGAGGTGAAAGACGGTGGGGGCAGAACTAAGGTTGACAATCGAAAGGCTGCCAAAGTTTGCTCATGGATTTAACGTGAGAAAGTATCTCCCACAGTCGTTGTGGGGAAAGATACGTGAATCAATCCTCCAAATAAACTGCCACAGATGTAGTATTTGCGGCTCTCATGAAGGATTGGAGTGTCATGAAAAATGGGATTTTGATTATGAACAGCATATTCAGATTCTCGTGAACATCGAACCACTTTGCTACCTATGCCACGGAGTGAAGCACCTGGGATTCACTGCTAATGTTAAGCGTAAGAATCTCGATCAGTATATAGATCATTTCATGAGGGTAAACAACTGTGATCGTTCAACCTACAAGAGTCATGCACGGGAGATATTGGGTTTATCAGCCTTTGAGAGCGTCGAGGAGATTCTACGGTTCGCACGTCACCAGCAAGAGATGCAAAAACAGCAGTGGAAACTAAAGTATGCGGAGCACCTTCCTTACCACACAGAGGTGGTCGAAACGCTTAAAAAGAAGGGGATTTATGCATAATGAATAGCCCTCCGACGGCTCACTCCGTCTGAGGGCTTATTCTTACTCTGCTTGCGTTTTTCGGTTGTTCAGAAACGCTGCGACCACCGTTGCAGCAGCTGCTACACCGTTCGCAATCGCGTTGATCTGCTCGTCCGTGATGATGCTGTACCCGAACGCCTCCAGCGCCAATTTAGCAGCGCCCAGCAAACCAGTGATCAGCACCACAATGTTTCCGTCTTTCTTCATGTCACACACACCCTTTCTTCATCTTCACGGTTTTTGTTGCTTGTTCCCACTCCACAGTCAACCCGAGGATGGCAGCCAGCTCCCGGGCCGGCGCGTAAGACGTGCCGTTCTCGATGCTCTCCGTCAGGTCTTGGCCGTTCACCTTGACCTGCTTTGTGCAGGCGCACCATTCCACCTTGCCGCCGACGTCCTCGGCCACGGCCCGGATCGGCAGCCAGGATACGCCGTCGCGGAGGTAGCCTTGAACCGGCAGGCGGCTGCCGTTAATCTCGACGGAAACCTTATCCACAGTCTTTTGTGTTTGTTGTGGATTTGCTGTGAGCAACTTGTGAACATCGTCCTTGAACTTCGCCCAGGCTTGCGCCGCTGTCAGGCCGGTGTACTTCCGGGCGTAATCGTCCGAAACGAAATATGCCGGGCAGTTTTTGCCTGTAATGTCAAAGTGTCGCCACAGCCTGTCCACTCCCCAGCCGTACCGCTTCAAGATGTCCGCTGCCAGTTCCACCGTGCGCCGGTAGGTCTCTTGGAAGTTGCCGTCCACGTTGACGCACATTTCGATGCCAATCGTGCAGTTATTCGGGTAGCTGCTCAACTTGGCGACCGCCTCCGGTTTGTACTGCTTGGCACCGACGTGATAGGCCATCTCGTTCTCAGGCAGGCAGCGCACGATCTGCTTGTCGTCCACGATGTAATGGGCGCTGGCCTCCGTGGTGGGCTTGTTGAAGTAGTTCCGGTTGGCCATGGCGTTCGCGCCTTTCCCTTCATTGGCCGTCCAGTGGATGACAAGGCCCCGGGGTGTGATCTTGGTCCCGGGGCGCGCGTTTTTGTTTGTGAGCTGCACGTCAACGATTTGCATGCCCATTTCCCTCCTTTTGCCTCATGGCTCGTTCCGTCTTGGCTCGGATTTCGGTCTCCACCAGCTTGGCAACCGCTTTTGGCACCGGCCATCCGGCTCGTGCTGCGTTGGCCGTCAGGCTGTTCCAGGTGTGATAGATAAGGCCAAACGTGACGCCGTAAAAGAGAAAGCCAGGCGTGCCCATCACGCGGTCGAGCAAGTTGCCCAACGCTGGCAGGGCCAGCAGAAACAAGGTGCGCGGAATGCGGCTCAGGCCATATTCCGACGAGTACGTTTTGTCTTTCTTCTTGGCTGCCTGGATGCCGGTTATCCAGTCCAGCACGATGCAAAACAACAGCACCACGATGATGTCAGTCCGGCCAGTGCCATAAAAGTAATGGAACACAGGTGCTGTCAGCGCCCCCACCGTCGCTGCGAGGGCGTTTGCTTGGGTTGCAATATTCTCCAGTTCAAGTCTTTGTACAAAGCGCAATATGCTTCATCTCCCTCGCCCCCTAGGGCAAAATCAAAGCCCCGTTCGGCACGGGGCGGGCTCATTGTCTTGATGCAAAAAGGGGAGCCGCAGCTCCCCGTGAAAAAACGCCTTCTCTCGTTGGTGAGTGAAGGCGTTTAGAAATCCTTGCCGGTGATCTGTTTGAACTCCTCCGGCGTGATCTCGCCATAAGGATTGGATTCAGTCCGAACAACCAAACGAAGCGTGTCAAATGTGACCCACTTGTATTTGTATGCCAGGCTCCAAAATCTCATGTTCTTATTCGCCTCCCTTCAATTGCATCAGTTCCAGTTTCAATGCGGCCATTTCCTGTCCTAAAGATTGAATGATTGATTCCTTCTCCATATTTTTGATTTTCTCATCAGCAAGCTCCTGGCCCAATGCGTCGATAGTTTCCTGCTGTTGTTCTTCCTTGGTTTTCTCGTAAAGCAATCGCGTAAACTCCGATTTCGACAAGATTTTTCCTTCGATCTGTGCAGCGCGGGTCAAGATCTCTTCTGATGGCTGCTCCAGCCTTTCTGCATCCGGGTATTGCGCCAATTCCGATTCGTCAAAAAGGTAAATCGTTTCGATATCTTCCTCAGTCTGGATCGTGGCTTTGGCAATCGCCCAAACAGGTTTTCCGTCTCGTAATTCAAAGTACACGGTTATTCCCCCTTACTGTATTCTGTTCCCTGGTGTTGTCACTGTGTCAGTACCAGAGTCAGAAAAGGCCACAGAACCTGAGTCATAGAGGTCATTATTTGTGACGAGATTTTTTTCACTATTTCCCCCAATACGAATACCATGAGGAGTTTGTGAAGATAGTTTGCGGATCGTATTCCCTTGCACGTTGTTATAATTTGTATTTGATAAGTAAATGCCAGTGGTACCACTTCCCATAATACGATTGTTTAAGATGGCATGGTTGCTTCCTGCAGCTATAATAACTCCGTGCTTTCCACATTCAGCTATTTCGTTTCCTGAGAACTCGTTATACTGACATGAATTTATAATGATACCGTCTTCTTGTACATTGAACAGCTTATTATCTGCAATGAGATTAAAGTCACTAGAGCCCATGCCGATCCCAGCTTTCGAATCAATTATGGTGTTACCAACTACGGAATTATGTCGAGAGTAGTGTAAGTAAATTGCATGGTAATTTGTGTCTTTAACCAACACGCTTTGAATCAAAGCATGTGACACCCTAGAAAAGAAAATTCCTCTTGCTCCTCCAGTTCCTTCTCTTTGGTTTGATTTGTTACCGTCTACCGTTAGATCCCGAATAATAATCCCCTCATTACCATTCGATTGATCAATGTTCGTTATTAGATGAATTACTACGCTATTATCCGAAATATCATCTTTCGCTCGGATGATAGTACCCCGGCCCATGCCTTCCAACGTTACATTGTTAGACAATCGAATGGAATCTGAAACGACATAGGTACCTTCCATCAACACAACCTTCCCACCACTTGGCGGGATCATTGTAAGCATGACCTGATTAATCGTTTCTTGTGCATTCGTTGATCCAGCAGGGATAACCACATCTGCCGCTTTTTTGGAGTTTTCACTACTGTCACTTGCAGCAATCACAACGGTGGCGGTGCGAGATGCGCCAATCTGCGCAGCCGTTACGTTGTGTGGATTGTCTTTCCGGCTGGTGTGTGCATCCAGATCCTTTTTGGTGGCAAGAATAACCGACGGGTCCACTTTCAGCGTGACGGTAGCAGCATTGGTCACCTCCAGGATCATGCGCACATAAAGGTCCTTCGCACTCCCGCTTGCCAAAACAGGCTTATACGTTTCAGGGTACTTTCCAATGGCAATTAGGTCGCCCTGGTCATCGAACACCCCAGCCTCACGCACCGTAAATCCACCAACGTCTGCGGGAATCACGACCTCCACGACGAGCCAGTTTGGATTTTTGTCATCAATTTTGATGCTGTTGATGGCTCCGCGCCAGACTTCACGTTTGAGGGCGGTTTGCTCCTGCGTGGGATTGTAATACGAGCCGTTCGAGTCCCCTACCGCAAGGTGTGTAAGATTGACTTTTGTGCCAAGTGCTGTGGCATTGGCAATTTTTGCTTTGCCCACGTTGGTCAAGATGGTATAAAAGTTCTCTGCCATGATGCCCCTCCTTCTACGGATACACCGTGATGGTTTCTACCGCCTGACAACCGATTGCAAATCTGAGCGATCCTAGTCCCAACAAGTTTGTTTCCGTCCATGGATATACCGTTACCTCTTCGCCCGCCAGTGTCGCTCCGGCCACGAGGATCTTCCCCTGTCCCGTAAGGGAGATGCTGATTCGCTCCAGCCAGGATCGGGTGTTTTTGTACGCAAAAATCAAACGGTCCAGCTGCTCAAGCATCCCCTCTGTAATCCCCCGTGTATTGACATCCAGGACGTCAATGCGGAAGTGGTACGGCTCCCCGCCGTATTCAAACCACTCTGAGATTACTCCCTGCATGTTGAGCAGTTCCAGAACGCGCTCCAGCGCCGCTTTTGTTCCTTTCATCCGGTGTATCTTGAGCGCATTTTTCACCAGATCTCGTTTTTCTTGCAGCGTTACCGCGAGTCCAGCCCCTTCGGGGTTTGTGATGTGGAACTGCCAGAGAAGATGAGTAATCAATTCTTCTGGCAGTTCATCGATCCTCGATAAGATCAGGGGCTCACGGATTTGCTGCGTGATGAGTTGCAGCTCTGGGTCGAGCGCTGCAGCCATGGCCGCTACTTCGGGATCGTTCGCAAGGACCGGTGGCAAGATGTCTTTTAGCGAAACGTCTTGCAGTTTACTCATCTTCCAGCCCTCCGTAGTTCACCGTGACATTCGCCGCTATTGCCACTTGGTGTTTCTCGACTTTTTTATAAACTGGGGATGCAATCTCTACCCGTTTGGCCCCCGCGTTGACCATTAGCCGGTTCAGTTCCGAAGGGTTGATGTCCCGGCCAAGTTTCGTCTTTTGCCACAGCACATATGCCTGCACCGCTTTCTCGACAGCCGTTCGCAACCCGGTTTCCGATTCAGCCCGAGACGAAGAGATCCAATACGTAACATCCAGGTCGAATGTGACGACATCCGGCGCCAGCACCTTAACATAGTCAGTCAGGGGGCGAATGTTTTTGGGGCTGCATGTGGCCAGAACTTTGTCCAAAATCTCTTGCCCAGGGAGATCTCCTTCCTTCAATAGTGGCCGAATTTCCACGACACCCGGGGACGGACTTAGAACTTTCACGTCAGCAATCAACGGACTCGCCGATCGAGCATAAAATTCATATGCTCCCTCCGGTCCAGCCACCGAAAAACTTTCAGGCGCATGCCGGATCCGCTCCGCGTATGCATCGTCGCTCTCCTTGTCTGCGCCTCCCTCACTGATGGTGATGTTTTCCACAGACTGTACCCACGGGAGAGGATCGACCAGCTGGTTGATCTGCCCCGGCAGGTAGTCGTTTCCCTTTGTGCCTGCTTCGGTACACTCCACCTCGGCATCGACGTAGGTCTGTCCGGCCTGTATCTCCACCGGCTGATTGGTTGCAAAAAAAAGACCGTCTCCCGCTGTCACGCGGGTGCCGGCCGGGATGGTTTGGGGCTGGGTCACTGAGAAGTGAAACCGAACCGTGGTCGTTGCTGGCTGCGCAGAAAGCCTTTTTGTATCTGTGAACGTGCCCAGGTGATCCAGATAGGACTCCTCTGCATAGGAGAGCAGGTTCATCTTCGCGCTGTAGTCGATCAGGCTCCGCTGCTGGGCGAGCAAATAAACGATTGCCTGAAAAAACTTCCTTCGGGGATCAGCCGGGGCCAACTTGATACCGGTGATGCTTTCAAAACGGGCCACGATGTCGGCCTCAATCTGCTGGGGCGACTTCTGGGCAAACGAAATATCCGGGAGATTAAAACGTGCCATCTGCTATCCTCACCTTTACAACAGGATTCAGCCTGCCAGAGAGATGATCAGACTGATAGGTGACCCCCACTACCTCCACCCGTGGCTCGTACCTGCGGATCGCATCAATTAACCGCGCTGTCATCCTGGCCTGAGCGACAGTGATGGGCTGATCTACGTCTTCCGCTGACCACGCAAAAGCGCGATCAAGAGGACACGAATACTGGACAGTAGACATGATCATCCACACATTTTGAAGGATTTCGTTCACGCCGGTTGCTCCAAAGTCAATCCCCTTTCTTTTGGTCGTCACCTCATACTCCATCGTTCTCACTTCCTCATGTACTCTCGAAGTGTCACGTCCGCCTCCCCGACGATTACCTTGCCGGTTCCGTCGAGAGCAATCCAGTTTTGTGTGACCGACCTGATCACCCACTGATCCATCCCGATGGGGATTCCCCCGATGATCAACGTCTCGGCGCGGCCTTCTCGGCACCAGGACAAAAGCCGGTCCATCTCCGCTTTGGGGTTCATTCCGTATCTGGCGTCGAACCGCATGACAAAACTGATTTCATCCAGATCCGGCCACAAAAACTCAGAACGCGGCTTTTGCCCAAATCGTTCATGTTCGCTCCAGTTGGATGTGGCTGAACGAGAAAAGTCCCGAAAGGTTCGTATATTTTCCAGGGACACTTCAAAAATAATCTCTCCAAAGCTGCCGATCTGCCCCACTCTCTATCAACCTCCCGGCTCGTTGACGATCAAGCGACCGTTTATGACGACTTTCCCCTCTGGAATGTCGATCGTCAGCGTATGGCTTTTGCGGTCGTACTCGATGGATGTTCCGTCCCCAAAACGGAAGTGACGCTTATCCTTATCCTGTACGGGGGGAGCTGGTGGCAGGTCCTTCTTGTTAAACGTCGTGCCGATGATGACGCCCTGCTGGTTCCCGGAAGGGAGAAACAGGCACCAGACGAGCTCATCCACATCCGGGAGCCAGTAGTCTTTGTTATGAAGGCTGCCGCGGCCAAGGGTGGGAAGTTCATAGGATACCAGATTCGCTCGGTCCTCGAAGATGACCCGCGCCGTGCAGCGCTCTGGGAACACCGCAGATACCCTGCCGACTCGGATGAGGTTTTTTACTAGATCCATCAGTACCCCTCCAAACATCGCCGAAGCTCCAGGCTCGTTTCGTAGCCGTTTTGTTGGCTGTGTGTGGCCTGTGTCACGATGTATTTGCCGTCAAACCATCCAAACTCACTCAGGATCACTGTCACACCGGCTACAAAACGGATGTCCCCTGACATGGTGAGGGACACCTGTACGGCCTCTTTGTTTGCCTCGCGCAGTCTCTTTTTCGCGAGCTGCTGCGCTTCTGCTACGGAAGCAACGCGCTCATTAATGGTGAGCACTCGGCCCGTCTTTGGTGCATTCGGCGGTGTAAACGTGGCCGAGATGTTCCGTTTCTTTTCCGCTGAAAAATACTGAACGGTACAAGCCCGGTACATGCCGACGCTCGTTGTCCTTCCCCGAAAGGACTTGATTTCGGATTTGCTACGTTTGAGTTTGGCAATCGGCGTC